AGACAGATGATGAGCATTCTTCGTATGAAAGCTTTAATGGGCTTTCCTAGCAAAGAGAAATATGTAAAAAAGCTGATGGATATGATGATGCACAAGACTATCATCTTTGCCAATACTCAAGAACAAGCTGATAAGTTTGGTATTCCTAGTTATCATAGTAATAATCCGGATTCAGAAGAGAATCTTGAAGCCTTTAAAAGAGATGATTTTGATCAGATGGCATCTGTTTTACAACTAAATGAAGGTGTTAATATTCCTAATCTTAGATGTGGTATAATCATGCATTCATATGGGAATGAGAAAAAATCTGCTCAAAGAATAGGTAGGTTATTGAGGTTAATGCCGGATGACTTGGCAACAATACATGTTCTTTGTTATGTAGGAACTGTAGATGAAGCCTGGGTAAAGCAAGCACTGGAGGACTATGATCAAACAAAAGTAAAATGGATAGATGCAGTATGAATAAAGAATTTATACCTTATGAAGAAGCCCTAGCTCTTAAAGAGCTGGGGTTTGATGAGCCTTGTTTTGCTGGATATTCAGAAGATGAGCATGGAATCATGTTATGTTTAATGAATATATTATCAGATGGATTACTTAATAATCCAGAAGATGAGCATTGTGAATGCCTTGCTCCTCTCTATCAACAAGCCTTTAGATGGTTCAGAGAGAATTACAAACTACACTCAACTATTACCTCTGTAAGTCAAGAATCTTGGCAATGGCATATTACTAAGCCAGGTGAAAGTTTAGGTAAACTGTATAATGAAGATTTTTATACCTATGAAGAAGCAGAACTAGAGTGTCTAAGACAGATAATTAAAATAGTAAAGGATAAAGAATGATTGAAGAACTAGAAGTATTAGAGCCAGAAACAGATGTGAGCATTGATGCAGCCATCAAAGAATTGGTGACACCAAACAAAGTACTAATTGTGTACAATGATGATGTCAATACTTTCCAGCATGTAGTGGAATGCTTTATGAAATATTGTGGGCATTCTGAGGAGCAAGCTCTTCAGTGTGCCTACATTATCCATTATAAAGGAAGGTGTGATGTGAAAAGAGGTACACATGAGAAATTAAAGCCGGTATGTGAAGCATTACTGGAAAATGGTATAAGAGCAAAAATCGAAGAATAACACCATGACATTATTAGCAATCATAGCCATCATACTCTTATTATTATTGTTAGTAACATGTGCAGCAGTACTTGTTACAGCAATATGGAATGAGTCTTACACTCTTCAATCTTGTGTACCAGTTTTATTTTGAGAAGGAACTCACAGAGGAAGAAACTCGGAGGTTGATCACTATGCTCAACTCTCCCGATGAACAAGATAAGAATCTTGCAAGAGAAATAATTTTTAAAAAGATAAAGTAATGAGCTTAAGAGAAAAAATATTAAGCATACTGAAAACCTGTGGTAAACAAATGACCATGGAACAATTATACAAAAGCTTTCCAGAGATAGCAAAGACTACTGTAAGAGGTAGAGTTTATGATAGCATGGGTAAAGGTATTACTCGCATAGGAAGAGGTTTATACATCTCATCCGAAGCTATTGTTGAACATGGTAACACAATGGAGATTGTGGACCGAATGGTTGAAGAAAGTGATCTTTTTGATTGCATCTTCTTAGATATACCTTATGATGCAGCCGGTCAGAAAGGTGGTAACCGAGCCCTTTTTGAATGTGATACTATAAGTCCTCAACAATTTGGGGAGCTCATAGGAAAACTGGAACTTCTTTTGAAGACAGATACCAGTCCTTTGCTCTTCATGTTTACTTCAGGCAAAACAAGTGAACCATCATATAAAAGATACATAAAAGAATTTGAGAAATCATCTCTGAAAATGTGTCCAAAATCAGGCTCTTATACTAAGTTGTGGAGTAATGGTAACAGAATGAATATGGGAAAATATCTCATGCCTCCTGAACATATCCATATATTTAGTAAAAGCGGATTGGTTGATGACTTTGATACTTGGACTTTGCACTTTCAAGAAGTACCAAACTTAAGAGAGTATCCTTCTTCCAAACCTTATCCTATGATTAGGAAGCTTGTTGAACAGGCTACTAAAATAGGTGACTGGGTACTTGATCCATTTGGTGGATCCGGTAAGATACTCAAAGCTTGTAAAGAACTCAAAAGAATGTGTCACATCATTGATAGTTCAGATGTGGCTATTAACACTCATATTTTACCATTACTATGACAAAGAAAAAGAAACTTCCTATTTTAAGTGCAACAGTAGACCTCAAGGTAGGCTTTACTCATTTATTATTCAACCTATTCGCACAGGGTTACTCACACATCTGTTTTGAATACTCTGGAGGAGGAGACAGTGGTTGCATTGATAGTGTAACAGCTTATCGGATCGGTGATGTAGAAGTCACTGAAGAAAAAGAAATCAAGGTGAAGGATAAAGCTAAGACTGCAGAGTTAGAGTCAGAACTTCGCGACATCTTGGATAATGCTGTAACTAGCAAGATCCTGGAAGAAGCTGATGATTGGTGGAACAATGAGGGTGGTGGAGGAACTTTATGGTTAGATTGCAGAGATGCATCTTACATAGGTGATCACTATATCAACATCACCACTACAGAAGAAAGCAAACTGGAAGGTAAACTAGGAGATGGCGCATCCGTACGAGCATAGCAAGAGCTCTGTGAAGAAGTGGGGTGGAAAGCCTGAAGACTACTTAGAGATCCATAACTGGTTCGATGAGAGTAAAGCTTGGGTATGTCACTCCAAACACAGACTATTCAGACACCACTCAGAGGGAATCTTTGAGTGTGAAAAGAGGTTTGGAACCTCATTTGTAAATTCTGATGGCAGAACTGTATATACCCGGTATGTAGGAGAACAACATGTCCGGGAAGATTGTAACGGCTACATTCCAACAGCCAAGGAGTGGATTGATAACCTAATGACTCCAAAAGATTGGATGTTAAAAACTTTAAAAATTGAAGATTAATATGAGAACACTAACAAAAACAACACCAATAAAGCTCACAAAAGGAGCTGGAAAAAAGAAAATGCAATTAGCCTTGAAGGCTGAAATTGAAAAGATCGATGCTCGCTTGAAAGAGTTGGGTGTAGCACATGATACCAAATTTTTAGTACTTAATGCTTTGACTAACTGGGAAAGTCCTCAGAATACTGTAAACATTCAAAGTATGACTGATATATCTCAGTTGAGCAGATGGTTAACTAACTATGAAAAGCTAAAAGAAGGTTTTGAGGCACACAAGAAAGAATTTGGTATAGAAACTCCATTTTGCAGTCAGAATGCACAGATAGTTGATAACATCATTCATGATCTGCGCTTAAGAATGAAGATGGTAGTTAATGGAGCAGCTATCAATTCCTTAACACAAGCTCGTGCTAAGCTATTACCTTTCTTAGATGAAGAGTCTAGATTGTTTAACACTCTACAAGAGGTTTCTAACCTTTATAAAGCTATGTAATGAAAGCAACAGATATGTGGGTATGTTCACAATGTCATAATGTATTCCATGGTGATGATCATTGGGAAGCTGGTGGATGTTGTACTTCTTGTTCTAAAAAGAAAGATGTTGTTCCTACAGAAAGTAAGACTGAGAACTGGATACGGTACCTTAAAGAACTTCAGGATAGAGAGCCTACTTATAGACAACGTATGTGCCCTAAACATAGTTATCAAAAGATACCTAAGTCGGGCCTGCATCTAGGGATAGCTCTATGGAGATGTATCCACTGTGAGGCAGTTGTTCAGGCAAGTTAAATTTCTTATATTTACAAGATGAATCCAAAAGAAGAGTATGAACTGTTTCAGAATTCCTCTGTCAACACGGTTACAACACCTATCAGAGGAAGTAGAACCATTAACTGGTTAAAATCTTGGGACTACAAAGGCGGGTTAAAAGAGTACACATTTAAGACACTTATGAAACCTCCTTATGAGCATCCGCTTATAAAGGTAGAAGAATGTGATATGAGACCTGCTGTAAACATGATGTTTTACAAGATCACAATAACAAGATAACATGGCAACAACAACATTAAAAGTAGAGCAACCTGGCCAAGACCCAGTTCGAGTAAAATTCATGACAACATATATTGAGGCCCCTGCTAAAGATGGTAGTGGTACTAAAGTATTTCTAGATGTAGAAGTATATGTATGTGATGAAGAATTTGTCCCACAAGGGAGAACATCTAAGACGGTCCAAGACCGATCGGAGGAGGATTATCACAAAGATCTTCGCGCACAGGCTGCAGAAAAAGGACATTTTGTACCTGAAGAATCAACCAACCCAGAATGGAATCCGGTTATAGATCTTGATGAAAATGGAGAAGATAGAGATTCAGCTGCCATTTAAGGCTATTTGCATCAATGCAAAAGATAAACCTGAAAGTATTCCATCATCTAGATGGTTACAAGAAGGTAAACAGTATACCGTAATCAAGGTAGCAAAACTGATGATACAAGGTGGTATGCTGGGATTTAAGCTTGAAGAGCTTAACATTGATGAATACTTTCCTTATCAGTTCTTTGCTGCTCATCGTTTTGGTATCCCGGTTAATCAATTGTGGGATGTAGAGTCTGAACTAGAGCAATTATTAAAAGAAGCAAAGGAAGAATATGAGCATGCAGAAATTCATGAGCCAGCCAAAGCTGACTAACAAACCACTTAATGAGAAAATCATTAAGCAAGTAGGCTTTCACAGGAGATGGCTAGATGATAAATCCGGCTATTGGTGGGAGAAGACTTTACAGAGCAGAATAATACCGGTGAACATAGTATATGACCAAGATCATAATGACTTGACTTTAAGAATAAAGGTCCTTAGTGATTTTAAACCTTATAGAAGAGAAAATTGTTGGGAAAATGTACAAACACTACCGGGCACAATGTTAAATCTTAAAAGAATATTAGTAAATGGAGCTCTCATTAGCACAACAAAATAATGCAATAACAGCTTTCCTTGGAGGACCAGCTGTATTAAGACCCTTCTTTAAGGGATTGATGGATGAAGAATTTCATTTAATGGGTCCAGAGGACCTAAAGTTTCACATGTCTTGGGATTGGATGATGCCAGTGTGGAAAAAACTAAGAAAAGAATTAATTGCTACACAATCAGATGGAGCTATGTTATTTGCCCTAAGTAAAGCCTTAGATGAGGTAGAGCTTGAAGCATTTCACAGAATAGTAACTAACTACTGTGTAGAATGGTGTAAAAGAAAAAACATTAAACTATGAACCTAGAACACTTAAAAAGACAGGAGATTTTCAAGAAGAGTCCTGAAGAAAAAGCCTTAATTAAGAAGCTTAAGTCTGAATACAAAAAGAAAGTCAAGAATGAGCAAAAAGCCAAATAACATGCTTAGCATGCTCCTTAGAAAGGAGGGTGGTGATAAGAATGGCAAATTGGTATACCTTAACAAAGCAGATGAGAAGATCTACAGATTATTTGTAGATAGTCTACTTGATGGTCAGATAGCAGAAGTTTTTATGGATGCTCAACCGGATGACGGAAGCTTAGCTCAATTGGCTAAGATTCATAAATGCATTCGGGAGATAGCTATGGAAACAGGTACTTCCGTTGAAGATATGAAGCTTATCATTAAGAAGAAAGCAGGATTCTGCATAAAGAAAGAAATAGATGGAGAAATGATCATGTACTGTAAATCATTCTCTAAGTGCTCTAAAGAAGAGCTAAGTCTAGTAATAGAAACTATTATTTCTGTTGGGGATCTTGTTGGTTGTAACCTAAGGTGATACAACACAAGACATGCTATAATGATAGGTCTAATTAAGAATCCTGAGAAGAATCTTTTGAAGAACTGTCGGTAGAATCAGGCTCATCTATTTCAGCTGTGGTAATCTTACCCTGCTTTTTAGCTTCAATTTCTACCTCATAGATCAACATGAGAATAGTATGAACATTAAGCTCAAAAAGATCTTCAGGTGGTTTATCAGTCTTAATACGTTCTAAGACTTTTTTAAATTCTTCTAAAGGAAGAGTTTCACCTAAAGCTGCTAAAAGAGATACAAGTCTCTTATGAAAGCTTCCAGATACCTTTATATCAACTAAAGTATCATCTGTAATGGTGGAATAGGTAATTTTTGCCATAAACAAATATAAAAATTTATGAGTACACTACCAAATGTGAACCTGGAAGAAGTCCGGGCAAAACTCTATGAAAGACTCAAAGAGTCTGGCTGGGGAGATAAGCTTAAAACTTTCTTTCTCAGTAATGATTTTAAAAACATACTAGATACTCTTCTTAAGGAACGCAATGAAAGCAAACGCTTTACACCACCACTTAAGCAAGTATTTAGAGCATTCGAATGCTGTCCATTAAAAGACCTTAAAGTAGTAATGATTGGTCAGGATTAATAAAATTTGGTCAATACTTTGACAATATGGTAAATATTTGTATATTTGTAATATGAAAAAGACGAATAATACAACATATGTAAACATTCCTCAAGAGAGGATTGTTGAACTTAAACAATTCATAAGAGGTTCTTTACTTGGTGATGGCTCAATAGCTAAATTAGGTGAAGGTGCTAAAAATCATAAAATGACATTTGGACACGGATCTAAACAGCAAGATTATTTAAAGTGGAAACAAGACTATCTAAGAAGTTATTCTTTAGCTGGAGATATTATTACTAAAGTAATATCTATTAGTAAAAGATATAAATCTGGAGAGTGTATAAGTTTTCATTTTAAGGCAAAATCTCATCCTATTTTTACTCAATTCTATAATCTTTATTATTCACAAGGTAAAAGAAAGATTCATAGAAAAGATATAAGAAAGATGAATGAATTTGCTCTGGCTATTTGGTTCATGGATGATGGTCATATTTGGTCTAGAAAGAACAGAACAGCTTGTATTGTATTAAATACAACAAGCTTTAGAAAATCTGATGTAAAGTATTTAATACAACTTCTATATAAGAAGTGGAAGTTGAATTCTAGTTACCTCAAAACAGATAACTGCATAAGAATCTCTGTAGAATCTAGTCCGGTTTTATTAGAATTGATTAAACCATATATGGTCAAAGGACTTGAATATAAATGGGTCCTGAATAAAGAGGAAGAATTGCTGGAAAGCTAAGTTATTGACTAAAAAAGAGGTATAAACAGGGATATGTACTCGCCCAAAACATCTCAGCTAGATTTTCTAGTTTGGGAAAAGCCCTAGGGTAATTTAGTCATAATATGTCAATCAGCAGCCGATCTTGAGGGAAGACTCAAGCAGGTTCAGAGACTAGGGACACTACGGTGAGCCCAAAGCATCCTCCATCTACTTATAAAGTAGATGATGATATAGTCCGATCCTCATAGAAATGTGAGACAAATGAGGATAAGCCATATCCTCAATTAGTAAATGGAATAAATGTAGCTGATGGAATATCTTTTTCTTGTAGTAATACTGGAAAACCAGAAGCTTCTTTAAGATACATTTTTAAGGCGTTAGAAGAAACTGTGTACAAAGATGGGTATACATGGAATCCTGATCTGGCCAGATGGTCAGAACAAGGTATTTTGATGCTTAACACAGCCCTTACAACCAATATTGGTAAAATAGGCACTCATTATACTATGTGGAACCCTTTTATTACCTTTCTTTTAGATTATCTTACAATTTATCATCCAGGATTGATCTATGTATTCTTAGGTAAAAAAGCTCAGGAACTATCAGATATATTACCAGAAAATACTGAAAAAATTTTTGTAAGTCATCCAGCTTCTGCTGCTTATCATGATCTAGAAAAATGGGAATGTAATGATCTTTTCAACAAAGTATCAGAATTAGTAAAAAAACAATTTAATGAAAAAATCATATGGTAAAAAATAAGATAGGCATACAGGTAGTGTTTAATCATATTACTGAAGCTGGTTTAACACCCAATCAGTTTTACTTGCTTTATTGTATGAATCAAAGTATTTCAGCACCTAGTGTTAATCTTCATCAAGAACTAAGATCTTTACAAGCAGATGGTTGGATAGTTTTTGAAAATACAGGAGTCTACAAATTACAACCTAAGATTATGACTTTGATTAGTAAAATAGACTCATATTTTGGAGCACAAGTAAAAAAGTCTAATGTATTGCTTATGGGAGAAGATTTTGAAACAAATGCTCTTAAGTATAACGAGACATTTCCTAGAATGAAACTCCCTAGTAATAAACCAGCTCGATCACCTATTAAGGAAGTAGTGTCAGCATTTAGAGAATTTTTTAAAGAACACAGTTATAGTTGGGAAGTGGTGCATCAAGCAGCCAAGTATTACATAGAAGAAGAAGAGAAAAAGGGTTTTAGATTTACTAGAACTTCAAGGTATTTTATTCGGAAACAAGATCAAGATAAAAGCTGGATTTCAGATCTTGCTGGTTATTGTGAGCTTATTGTTTCAGGGGAAGATGCTGATACTAAAGCTGTTTTCAAAACTAAAGAATTTTAACAGCATAATCTTGTTTACAGGAAGGAAAAGTACTATATTTGGTATCCCATAACATAAATCAATTAATGGCTGAAACAAAAAAGTGGAAGACTCAAAGAGAGGCTTTTATAGAATCTTTGTCTTATCTCGATGGGAGGAGGAAAGGAAAGATAACAAGCATAAAGACTCCATGGCAGAAGTTTAACGATGCCACTACAGATGGTATTGAATGGCATTCAACTACTGTTATAGGAGCAAGACCAGCTACTGGGAAGACACTAATTAAAGATCTTATTGTACAAGGAGCCTTTAGGCTGAATTTATTATCCGATTTTCGGGTATTAGAATTTCAGTTTGAGATGCTTGGTAAGAACTCTGCGATCAGGGAGTATTCACAACACTTAGAGAAGTCTTATAAGCAACTCTGCAGTGTAGGAGAAAAACTTACTGATGATGATTTTGAAAAGTGTAAACTCTATGCCCAGAACAAACTGAAATTTCCTATCGATGTAGTAGAAGAACCTTGCAGTGTTATAGAGTTTAAGGATATCATTATTGAGTACATGGAAAATCATGCTGTCAAGGTGTTAGAAAAAAACAGTAAAACAGGTGAGGATGAAATGGTGACAAAGTATAAGAATACAATTATTACTTTGGATCACTCATTATTACTAGATAATGCTCCATTCAATGGAGAAATGGAAATGCTAAAAGCATTGGGCAAAACAGTTACTGCTCTTAAAAGAAGATATCCCATAGCCTTTATCATTCTTAGTCAGCTCAATAGAGATATAGACAAACCGGAAAGGAATGAGGATGGTAAGTATGGAAATTTTGTACTCGAGTCAGATATTTATGGCTCAGATGCATTGTTACAACATGCTGATACATTAATAGGTCTTAACAGACCAGGCAAACAAAAAATCCGGTATTATGGTGTTGAAAGATACATCATAGAAACTGATGATATTCTTGCCATGCACTTTATTAAGTGTAGGAACGGTGAAATAGGAGTGGCCTTTTTTAGGACAGAATTTCATAAGATGAATATTGCAGAAATCCCAGCTCCACCAAAACAAGAAAGAAGAATAAGAACATGAGTATATCAACAATAAATAACTCAGAAGATAAGAAGGAAAATCTTAGAAAGCTCAGAGAGTTTCATAAGAATACCATTGCTGAAATAGGGATTGATTCCTATTTTTTAGTGGGTAAGATGTGCTACCTATCTCCTAGAGGAGAAAAAGTTATCAGTTTTTTTCATAGTGAAATAAACAAAGGAAATGATATATTTTTAGAGTTCACAGACCGATTTAATAATTCGGAAGACCCTGATAGAACTTTATATCAATGGAAATTTAATCCTCATTTTGAAGAGGAATATGACAAAGCAGATGCAGATGATCCAACCAAAGTGAGATACTTGGTTCCGGTTGATGAATTAAAAGTCATAAAAAAGTATAGCCAAACGGCTAACATTAAAGCAGAGAAAGAGACAAAATCACAAGATTTCGGGATGCCTGATCCTAGCACAGATCCTCCTATTAATGAAATGACAATAAGAGATCTTGCAGCCATCATGCTAAACAAACCTGTAAGTAACAAACAGTGGTTAAACGATATAATTAAAAGTAAAAAATAATGGCTCAAAGTGTATTAGTAGTGGCTGAATCCGGTAGTGGAAAGTCAACCTCAATTGAAAATCTGGACTCTAAGGAGACCTTCATTATAAATGTGGCTAATAAGCCGCTCCCTTTTAAGGGCTGGAAGGCAAAATATATTCCTTGGTCAAAAGAAAATACAAGTGGAAATTTGTATAGTAAAGCAACAGCTGATGAAATTATTGCTTGTATGAAATATGTTTCAGAAAAAAGAACTGATATTAAAGTCTTAGTTATTGATGACTTTCAATATATGTCTGGCTTCGAATATATGGAAAAAGCTATGGAAAAAGGATATGATAAGTTCACAAGAATGGCTAGTAATCTTTCTAAAGTAGCAACTTTACCAAAAGATCTACGGGATGATCTTATTGTGTTCTTCCTGACTCATGCTGAAGACAGCACAGATACAGAAGGAAACAAAAGAGTAAAAGCAAAAACAATAGGTAAGATGATTGACAACGTTCTTACATTAGAAGGCTTATTTTCTATTGTTCTTTTTGGAAAAGTAAAAAAGGACAAAGAGAAAGGTGTAAAGTATGTGTTTGAGACCCAGAACAATGGAGAAAACACATGTAAGTCACCTAAAGGTATGTTTGAAACAATGGACATTCCTAATGACTTGAACTTTGTAAAAGAACAGATTATAAATTATGAAAAGTAACACAATTTCAAAATAAAACATATGAGCAAGTTAAGCACAAAAAACATCCCAACTGGGGGAGAAGGTGTATCTAAGACACTAGAACCAGGTACAAGTCTTTGTAAGATCAACAATGTAAGCCTTGAAGACTTCAAATTTAAAGAAGGAGGTTTAAACATCATGCTTCACTTAGAAGGTGAAGATTTAGGAGCCGGCTTTGAAGGCTTTTTCATTAACAAAGATCGTCCTGAACTAGGTCGTCATAAAGGTAAGGTAGGAACTGTTAAAGCTACTGAGTGGGCTTTTGCAGATGGTGAAACCAAAAGCGGTATTCCTGTAAAAAGAGATACTGAGATCTTAAAATGGTTAAAGCAATTCTGTACTAGCATGGGTTGTTTATCTTGGTTAGATAGCCAAGATGAAAAACATGATACTATTCAGTCAATGTTTGTTGCTTTTAATAAAGAAAAGCCTTATGCAAACAAATTTTTCCGCTTTTGTATTGCGGGTAAAGAGTATACTAACAGAGCAGGTTATTCTGCTTATGAGTTATTCTTACCAAAATACTCTAAAGAAGGAGTGCCTGTAGAAAAAGACGATGTTGCATCTCCAAAACTAATCAAGTTCAATCCTTCTGAACATATCAAGAAGAAAAAGGTTGAGAATGTATCTGAGTTTGGCTCTCCAGAGAGTAAAGCCAGTGATGATTTTAACTTATAACCTAACTAAAGGGGAGTGATCGAGCTCCCCTTTATTAATTCTTGTAATTATGAAGATATAAAATCTTGCTTAATGTTCACAGAACAATAAGATTACTAATTTTTAATAAGAATGTATGATAAAAACCAAATTATTGATTACAGATATAACAGAGGTGCCAAGAGAGTGGATATTCGAGCATTATCTTAATCTTGAAGAGAAATTAACTGGCCAGGATGTGAAGATCAAGTCTATATTCAATCCAAAAGATAAAAATCCTTCTATGTATGTGTACTATTCTAGCAATAATATATACAAATTTAAAGACTTTTCTACTGGTAAACAAGGCGATGCTGTTGCTCTTGTCATGACTATATGCCAGCTAAGTACGCGAGGAGAGACAGCACATAAAATCATTAGTGATTATAACGCATTTATACTGGAAAACAAAGAAGATTATTCTTTAAGAGAGTTTAAGAAGAGGTCTAAATATAAAGTTACAGATTTTACTACTAGAGCATGGACCAATCTTGATGCTAAGTTCTGGGGAAAATTTCACATAGACTCTAAAACTTTAGAGTTTTATAATGTAGCACCTCTAGTTCAGTATCATCTCCAGAAGGAAGAGGATGGCGAAGTAAAGGAACTTACTATCAAAGGTCACAATATCTATGCGTATTTCAGAAAAGATGGTACTCTATATAAGATCTATCATCCATTTTTGAAGGATCACAAGTTTATCAAGGTTAAAGATTATATTCAAGGTAGTGATCAACTAACTTTGAAGGTTCATTACTTGGTTATATGTAGTTCATTAAAAGATATAATGGCTTTCAAAAAGCTTGGCTATAAAAATGCTGAAGCAATTGCACCGGATAGTGAGAATAGTATGATACCTGAGCATGTGATCACAGCTTACAAACACAAGTATAAATCTATTTGCACTTTGTTTGATAATGATGCAGCCGGCATTGAGTCTATGAAAAAATATGAGGAAAAGTATGATATACCATCTATTCTTCTACCTATGTCCAAAGATCTTTCTGACTCTATCAGAGATACTTCTTTGACTAAAGTAAGAGAAATACTAACTCCATTGTTAAAGGAAAAACTTACAAAGGAGGTTCCTCATGAGTCATAGTCAACCTGGTCCGCGTATTATAGACAAAGCAAAAATAACTGATGATCAGTTGAAAAAGATGTCAGAGTATATGAAGCTTGGGATAATGCCTATACAAAACGCATCTTTGCCTGAACCTGAAATCAAAATAGCAATAGAAAGCTCATTCTATTTTAAGATGCTATTCAAAATAAATCTTTTATATGCTATGGAGCAGCTTGACAAAAGAGAAGTAGGCAGGCTTATCACTATGCTGGATTCAGATGATCCAGAGAACTGGACTTTAGTAGAAGAGTGTATTAAACAAAAACTATTAGAGCTATGATAGAAATAAAAGAAGGAAAGTACACTGAGAAAACAATAAAAACTATAAATAAAATATCAAAAGAAATGGGAGATTTAGCAGAAAAGCCTAAAGAGGCAAACCGGGAAATATCACCTTTTAGGTATACTAAAGCACTTCAACACCTAGTACTTTTAAGAAGTATGGGCGAAGTTGATAACAAGGAAGTCAAAAGACTTATTAGTTTATTACAATCTCCTGATCATGAAAACTGGGAGATTGCTGAGATGGCTATTGCTAAGTTACTTGCGTAATGAGTTGGATATATGAAGGAAAAGTCTTTGAGGATAAAGATATCCCAGAAGGAGCTATAGGTTTTATCTACATGATGTCAGCTATCATTGATGGTAAGGCATGTGGCTACATAGGCAAGAAGAACTTCTATTCTAACCGGAAAAAGCAACTCAAGAAAAAAGATCTTCCTACTGATAAAAGAAAGAAGACTTATGAAAGAGTGAGCAAAACAGATTATCAGAACTACTATAGTAGTAATGATGTGCTTAAAAAGGCACACAAAGAAGGTATTGTTATTAAGAGAGTTATCCTTCGGATATGCTTTAGTGCAACCGAGCTTACCTATCAAGAGGTAAAGCATCAGTTTGCATATGGTGTATTAGAGCATGAAGGCTGGCTCAATGGTAACATCCTTGGTAAATTTTATAAACAAAACAAAAATGAGTGAAACAACTAGTGAGATCATACTTGATGAAAAGCAGTTCTGGACTTTAGAAGGAATGCTTAACTCAAGTCCTGATGATCAAAAACTAGCTTTTATGTGCATCAACAAACTAGATCCTGCTAAAAATGTAGTACCAGTTCTTTTATTAAGAAAATTTTCTAATACTAATCCTTCTGATTGGATGGCTTGTGCTTTAAAGCATATCCAGTATCACAAAAGTATTCATGTAAGCGGTATGGTAAGGTATGATGATATTACTCGACTGTTGAATGAGGGTAATAGAAAGCTTAATGAGAAATTGATTATGCTTAAAATGCAGCATACTATAAGAAGCATGTTAGGTACTACACTAAAGAATGTTGAAGACATAGAGCTAAAAATAAAATTCAAAGATGAGTAGTAAAGCAGAACAACTGGCAAAGGCCAGCAAAGAGCTGATGCTAAAGGAACCATTCTATGGAATGTTTCTGATCATGCTCAATAAACAATGGACCAACAAGGTTCCAACAGCCGGGGTAAGCTTACTAGGAATAAACTATCAGCTCTATTTGAATGAGAGTTTTTGGGATAAGCTTAGTAGCTCTCAACACATGGGCTTATTAAAACATGAGCTCAAAGGGCTCCTTGTACAGTAATGTACATGTAAAAAGGTTTAAATTGCGGGAAGTTCCTTAAGTTTTATCTACTAACTTATCATAGTAATATAGATAAGGGCACTGCTAACTACAGTGGTATAGTAAAAATGATAAAAATTGGATAATCCGCAGCCAAATTTCTTGGAAAAACAAATAATTAGTGGTATATTGCAACATAATACTTTGCATATGACTACTGAAAAAGAAAAACAGCTAATAAATTATTATGTAATGCAGAAACTATCTGCTGATAAAATAGCTGATCTTATGTGTATAAACAGAAAAACTGTGTATGCTACTTTAAAAAAGAATAATATAAAAACAAGAACTCTGGCTCAAGCTGCTATGAGATATTCTTGTAATGATGATTTCTTTGAAGTAATAGATACAGAAGAAAAAGCCTACTGGTTAGGTGCTTTATATGCTGATGGTAATGTTTCACAAAACAAAACAGGATCTGGAAAGATATTCTTATCTTCTAAAGATCATAGTTGGGTAGAAAGATTTATGAGAAGTATAGAATCTACAAATAAGCCTACTAGAGAATTCCATAAAAAGTATCAAAAAGAGATATGGAAAGCTCAAATAACATCTACTAAGATGTTTAATGATCTAGTAAGGTTAGGTTGTATACCTAGAAAATCATTGATAATAACCTTTCCTGAACTTAATCCAAAACTTATTCCTCATTTTATAAGAGGATATTTTGATGGAGATGGGACAGTAGGTGTATATCAAAATCTTAAAACTCATGACTGGAAGATACTTAAGTCTGGATTTTGTTCAGGTTCTGAGATCTTTTTAAAAGAGTTAGTAAACTATTTACCAGTAAAAAATAAGAATGTAGTATTTAATAAGAGTTTGTATATTATTCAATTCTCTCTAATGGATAGTATTGCTTTACATAATTATATGTATAAGGAATATACAATTTGTCTTACTAGAAAGTTTTTGAGATTTAGTCATTACTTATTAGAATACACCAAGAAAGAGGTTCAACGACTACAATAACCTACCCTGAATAAGGGTAAAGGGATAGTCTGATCTCACATGAAAGTGTGAGTTAACACAAATGATTGCACATTGGATTCTTTCACTTAACTGATTTTGATCATCTTACTCAAAAGGATATTGCTAATATAGCAATGGATCTTGAGATAAATCAGTACATCAGTAGTGATATGATGCCTCCTGGACCACAGCTGATAGAAAACTTTCCAGAACTTAACTTGCTTCCTAAGCAAGGGACAAAGTATTATTATGATAAGCTTCTTCAAGGAGCTCAGAATAATAGCTGTCCTAACCTTACTAAAATGCTAGCTGCTATGGCCGCATCTAAAGGAGATCCTCAGACAGGAGAAGGAGCTGGAGAGATTGAGATAGATGTGAATGGTGAGCCTAAAAGGGTAAGATTACCAGGTCATGATACTTGGGAAGAGTTTGAGAGTCTGGATGAAGCCACTAAAAAGCTCATAAAGACTCAGACAGGCACTATCTTAAAGGAAGTGGCAGAACAGATCACCAAATCCCGCGGAACAGTTCCTAGCGAGTTTCTGGAGATAATAGAGAGGCTTAACAAGTTGAACCCTCCGAGGTTTAACTGGAGAGGTTATCTAAGACGGTTCATAGGAGGAAGTGTTAAAAGCTTCATAAAGACATCCAAGCACAAGCCTAATTTCAGGTTTCCCGACACCCCGGGTATAAAGAATAAACCCAGAAGGCACATTCTGGTAGCCCTAGATACTTCAGGATCAGTAAGTTCCAAAGAATTGGTGGAGTTCCTTGAGGAAATTCATCATATCAACAGGACCGGTACTGATGTAACAATAGTGGAGTGTGATGCAGCAATTCATCACCTAGGCAAGTTTGATCCTAAGAAGGATTTCAAAATACATGGTCGCGGAGGGACCAGTTTCCATCCAGTAACAGATTATTATGACAAGAACTATAAGAAGTTCAATTGTCTTATCTATCTAACCGATGGGTGTGCACCAGCTCCGGCTAAATGTAGAGGACCAGTACTGTGGGCCATCTCTACAAATGGTCAAAGAAATGAGGAATTAAAAGGTTTTCAAATACAACTTAACTAATTATGGCAGACAAAATAAGTTTGAATGCAGAAGAACTATCTGGGTTCTTAGAATACATTTATAACAACAATCAATTGTTGGTAAGTAAACATCTCCCAGCTCAGACTGTGAATGTTGAAGGTGAAGCAGGAGGAGGTAAGACTTCTGTGATATTGCAATTTGCTAAGAAGCATGGCATGGAAATGATCAGAAAGAATCTAGCTGAGTTAGAGGATATCTCTGACTTAGTAGGTTATCCTTGTAAGGAACATGAAATGATCAAAGAAGGAGCTGTAAGATGGGTGGTAGAATCTACTATTCCTCAGTATATCAGCTCTGGTTACAAACCAACCGGTGAGAAGCGCATGACTCATGCTGCTCCAGAGTGGATCCAAGGTAAGGCATCTCCTATTGTATTATTGTTAGATGATTACAGTAGAGCTGCTGAAAAGTTCATGCAAGCAACTATGACCTTGTTAGAAACTCAAACTTATAACAACTGGTCTTTACCTAAAGGTTCGTTTGTGATCTTAACTTCTAATCCTGATAATGGTGAGTACAGTGTAACATCATTAGACATGGCTCAGAAGACCAGGGTGATCAATGTAAACTATAAGTTTGATCCAGAAGTATGGGCTAAATGGGCTGAGACAACCGGTATTGATGGTAGATGTATTAACTTCTTGTTGTTGAATAAGGAGTTGATGGATAGCAAAGATCTTAACGCGAGAAGTGTAACCATGTTCTTTAACAGCTTGATGTCTATAAAAGACTTTGGTGCTGAATTACCTCTTATCCAGCAGTTAGGTGAAGCTTGTACTACACCGGAGTTCACAACTATGTTCACCACATTCATCAATAACCGCTTAGACAAGTTGGTTACTCCACATGATATGTTGCTTCATGAAAATGAGCCTTTTATCATAGGTGAGATCCGCAAGTGTATCGGTCAAGATGCTACTTACCGCGCAGATATTGCCAGTATATTAACTACAAGGTTAGTAAACTTTACCATTAATTATGCTGAAAAGAATGCTGTAACAGATAAAATCACTCAAAGACTTGTGCGCTTTATGACTGATGATCTTTTCACCAATGACTTGAAGTATATCTTGGTAAAGAAAATTGTTAATGCAAACAAGCAAAAGTTCCAAAAGCTTATGCTTAATGCAGATGTTGTAAAAATGACTTTGAAATAATGGTAGAAACATTAGAAACACCTGTTGAAGAAACAACATACATACCACTAGTAGCGACTCCCCTTAAAAAGGGGGAGTCTCCTATAGTGTTAGATGAAGAAATGACTGCTTCTTTAAACTCTTTATTAGATAGTAAAGATGAAGGAGATCATAAGTTGGCTCAGCTGACATTAAACACTTGTGACATACAAAAGTCTATTTATTGGTTATGGTACCTTGCTAGAAAAAGTAGACACTGTTATAGAATGGTTAACTTGAGAACTAAGGCTAGTAGATATCTTCAAACCAATGCTGACTTAACCGGCTTACAGAGTAGAGATGAAAGTCAATTTGCTGAATGGCTTATTGATAAAGGATGGATGACTCCTGAAATCTTCACTAAGCTAGAACCATTTGTTCTTGAAGATCTTGAAAGACAAGTAGCAAACCAGTTCTACAAAGTCACAGTACAACTCAAAGATGAGTACAAGCATATTTCAAGTAATCATGATCCAATAACTTTTAAAGACTAAGTATGAGAAAATTAGTATTATACCTTGATGGTAAAGCAGAAGAAGCAGGTTTTTCATGGAGCAGGCCTGAGATAATAGAAAGAGAAACTACACTAGCTCTTTTCAAAAAGGAGTATGTACCACAACCTAAAGATCGATTATTCATTGATCCTAACTGTACTGTTCCTAGGTTTAAGGTAAGAGGCTTTTGTGAAAAGCATGGTTCAAGTATTTCTAAAACAATGGATAAAGCAAATGTTGTATTTGGCTATCCTGATAAAATGTTTGATAGCTACTTTTACTCAGGTCATCCTTTTTCAGAATGCATGAGAGCACCTTTTCTTAATTATCTAAGAAAGCTACCAGTGCATTTAGTAGGTACTCTTATAACGGAGCTTGAGAATGATATTCATGATACTTTTTACATGGATTGGCACTGCCAGCACAAGCTTTCAAACTTTGGTATTTAT